TGTTGTTTGCCAAGACTGAGAAACACCAAAAGTCTGAGATGTTGTTGCGTATCCACTAAGTGAGCTACTTGTCAAATAGCCCTGAGATGAGTGATCGCCCCAACCATACGCCGTGTCCCAGTTGGATTGGCTTGACGTTGTTGGGATGCTGTAACCAGATTGCAGGGAAACCGCCAATGTGCCTGACGTTGTGATTGGCGTTCCGCTGACAGTCAGACCAGTTGGTACCGTCATCGCAACTTCTGTGACTGAGCCAGAACCCACAGAGGCATTGATGTACGTTTTAAGATCGCTCATTGCGACCTGTTTCATTGTACCATCATCATTGAACACAACGCGGTCAGCATCAACAACAGTTGTGGATGTTGCCGCTGTGTCACCGTCTAAGGTATTTAGTTCAGCCGCTGTAGCTGTTACGCCATCAAGGATGTTTAGCTCTGCCGCAGTTGACGTAACTGCAACGCCGCCAACTTCCCAGCCCGATCCAAGATTAGGCGTGACTGTGTTCGTACCGTCAGCATTGCTGTTTATTTCTAGGACAATATCGTCCAACGCGGTATTGATGGTTGTACCCCAACTATCCTCAGAACCGCCTACCGTGGGTTTGGTTACTGTTAAAACCATCTAAATCTCCTTTACGCCGCGTCCTGCACGACCGTCCATATGTCTGTTATATCAGAAACTTCTGTCCATGTCTTGTCTACTGGCTCCTGATAATCCCACAAGAACCTGACAGGCAATGTTGGTACGCCCGCAGTAATCTCATCGCCCGCCAAGATATGCGTCTGGAAGAACGGCAGCGTATCCATAATTGGGTTTGCTGTGATGTCATCCGCGTTGAAGTTAAAGAACTGCGTAAACGCAATGCTATCAACGCTTGGCGCACCTAAAGTAATCTCTGTCGCGTCAAAGTCATAGAAGAAGGTAAGCGTACCGCTATCAACAACTGGCGTACCAGCCGTGATTTCCGTTGGCGTAAGTAGCTGCTGGAATAGCGTTACAATGCTATCAACCGTTGGCGTAGACGTTAGATCGCCTGTCGCTAGATTGTACTCAACGCTAACCGCGATGTTATCAACCGTTGGATTGCCAAGCGTAATGTCGGCAATCGCAAAGGTTTCTTCCTCAAACATCGTGACCGCAGAAATCGTTGGAACGCCTGCGATGATGTCATCTGCAAGTAAGCCACCTTCGGCTATTGCGCCAAGTGGTGCGGAAGCGAGTGGGCTAAATCCAAGCATTGCGGTTTCCTTACGGTGCTACAGGCCAATCATCATCGGCAATGTTAGGCCATGATGCCAAGTCTGACATATCGCGTAGTTCTTGGCGATAGGTTGCCCAAGCTGTCTTGTCCTCATTGCTGAGAGGGCTGTCATTCATCTGCGTCCAATCGCTGTCAGCCAATAGCTTATTGCGTGTGGTGCGATGACCTTCAGCAACCTTGGCATCTAACCCTGCCTGATATGCCGCCTCATGCTCTGCCTTGGTTGTCGTAACGCCATCCTCTGTGGTGTCTTGGAACATGTCACGGGCAACGTAGTTCTCCACCCAGTTGCCGTTAGCATCTTGGACAACACCATCACGCACTGACACCTGATAGTCGCCTACGGTAGCCGCTGGGCTGCGCAGCACAGGGTCTAGGTCTAGTGCGTCTAGGGTTGCTGCTTTCCATACACGAGGTAGGGACATGTTGCTGTAGTGTTGTCTCCAAGCCCCTTGGGACTGCACAAGTCCTGTTGTTCTGTTTCTGTAGTCACTCATTAGATTGATCCTTTCATATGAGTTTGATTATGCAATCGCATAGAAGATGTAGGTTCCAGCATCTATGGTATTGCCAGTGGCGGTAAAACCTCCAGCCGTTGGGTCTATGTTGTTATTGGTAGTTTCTGCACCTGTTGTATTAAGTTTTAAACGCTTATCATTAAAACCCGCAGCATAGCCACGCTCACTATCGTAAACAAACCAATCACCTGTACCACTGCTACGCTTCATAAGCACAAACCTTGCAGAACTTGAGAAGCCGCAGTCTACAAAAGTGTCACTGCTTCCAGCCGTAAAGCTCCCCACCTTAGAC